ATTGGCGCTGACCAACCGCGCCCGCATCCGTGTTCGAGTCGCCAGCGAATGACTTGTCATACAGGAAGTATTCATCCACTTCCGTGATCTTTTCGACGCCGGTGAGCGGGTCGAGTGTTTTCTTGATCTCTTTGAACTTGCGTACAGCGCGCGGGTCGAGAGGGATCAGCTTGATGATACCGTCCTTGGGACGCTTCTCATCAACCACGCAGTGAAACACCAGACGGCCATCGACGTACCATTGGCGCACGCGCTCATAGGCTGTCCGGTTGAAATTCATGAGCTCGATGATGTGATCGAACTCATCCACAATCTTGTCTTTGACTCCATCGCCCACGTCAACCTTTTCGAGGTCAACAGATACCGGGTCTTCATCCTCGTCGCAGGATACAACCGCATTCACGATATCGTCAAGCGCGTTGTCCACTTCAGGATGGAACGCCATGAGACGGTATTCGTTGATGAGGTCGGATTGGGTCTGAAGCGAACCATGGAGATTGACGCTGTTCGTGACGGCGTAGGTCGTATCAATCAGCGCGGACGCGTCGTCATTCTCAACTTCGATGACGTTGTTGTTCGCGAGCACTTTCTGCTCTTCTTTGTTGACATTCGGGTTCTTCAACTTGAAGCCGAACATTCCCCCAAATCCACCCATTGACCAGTCGAACATACCCATAATGTGTTGCTCCTTGTGTATTCAAGATGTACTTATGGCTAAAAGAAAGGGCGACAAGATGCCGCCCTTCAGCCTTTCAAAAGCGCCGGAGCGCTCTGGTTTACCGCGTGGTGTTGCTGGCCAAGTTGATGTAACGGAACGTGACCGGGAATTCAGCAAACGAATCCTGCGATGACATATCCAGTTGCATTTGACCAACAGCAGTCGGCCAAGCATCCTGGAGGATGTACGTCTTGGTGACATTGTCGTTGATATCCAGCAGGTCCAGCTGCAGATCGGTCACGAAGCTGTCCAACGATACGAGACCGTTGTTCGATTCCGAACCGTTGATGCCTTCTGACCAGCGCTCAAACGAATCGCGTGAAACGAAGTCGTTTGTTGCCAGGATGTTGAGTGTGAATTCGCCGTATTGACGATCACCCGGAAGCGGCACATTGCGGCCGCTGTAAGCAACTTCCATCACGCCGAGCGTCGAAGCAGGCACATCAGCCGTCCGCGCGAGAGCGCGGGTCAGCCGTGATGTGTCGCCCGTACCGGCGAAAATCGGGAAGTTCACCGTCACGCCCCAGCGGTTCTGACGAACCACACCGGCAGCAATGGCTGTGCGAAATTCTGATACTGTGGACATTCATTTCTCCAATTTATGTTCTACTTAGTCAGGGACCGAAGCCCCTGACCTTGTGGATTAGCTGCCCGTGGCGGTTGTGCTCGATGAAGAGCTTGAACCTGTCACGTCCGTGAACGTCACACCCGAACCGACCGCGTTGAACTGCAGGACCACGAAGTTGATGCTGTTCGTGGGTTGCAGGTAGATCGTGCCGACCAATTGCTTGGCTTGACGCGTCGTGCCGCCGTTGTTGGTCGTGTCGCAAACCACTTGGACGTTTTCGAACGCGCGACGGCTTTGCATGCTACGCAGAAGCGGACGGACCGCATTCAGGAACTGCGTTTGCGTGGTCGTGTCGTTGATTTCGAACAGGAAATACTTCGAAGCTGTCGACAGCGACTTTTCAGCGATGATGAACGATTGACGCACGTTCATGTAGCCGTAGTTTGACGGACGGTTGGTGCTCATTTTGTCGCCAAACAGGATGATGCCATCGCCGGGGAAGTTCACAACCGGGTTCACCGCATTTGCATACAGCGTATCGCGTTGCGGCTTGTCCGGAGACCAACCCAACTTGATGTAGTTGTTGTACTGACCACGCGTGTAACCAGCCAGCGAATACCATGCTTCATACTGCGCTGTCGTCCGAGCCTGCAGACCAGCCGTACCACCAACCACAGGAATCCAACGGTTCACGTCATTGTACTTGTCGTACACGAGTGCCCAGTTGCTGTCGTTGAACGTGTAGGTCGAGTCCCGGTTCAGGTCCGAGTTACGCCACGTCAGGATGTCAGCGACTTCGTTGCCCTTGTTGTTCACCACGGCACCCATCGGAGGTCCGACGAAAGTCACGCAGTCAGCACGGCCTTCAGCGACTGTTACAGCCGATGATTGAACCTGTGCACCATTACCGCCGTGAGCGATGATGTAGTTGATGTCGTACTGGTCGCCGTTCGAGAAGTCCTGGAAATAAGACGTCATGTTGGCCGCATTGTCATCGACACCACCAGCCAGGAACACGTTGCGAGCCGTCAACAGGATCGTAGCATCACCCACAGCCACGTAAGCCGATTGACCGTTGATGACGTCCGCGAAATACTGCGAAGTACCATCAGCCAACTTCGAACCCTTGACATTGCTCAGCAGTTCGTACTTTTCCAGGATCGTGCCCAGACGGCCAGTGGAACTCACGTTCACGCTGAAAGTCAAGCCATCGACCGAGAGAGGAGCCGTTTGCGCAGCAGCCTTGCCTGGAACGAAGGTGCTATAAGCCACCGTAGCGCCATTTGCAACGATATTGCTGAACGGAGCGACACTCAGGGCGTTCAAGGCTGCAGCGATCTTGCCTGCGACCACGCTTGCCGTATCGCCGTTCGTCAGAGCAACAGTCGCGCCGAAAACGTTGATGCTGAAAGCCGTGACAGCTGCCGTCGTGATAGCCGTGACGATGGTCACGCCGGAGACGGTTTGCGTCGGGGTTGTTGCAACTGCTTGCACATTCACGAAGCTGTACTGGACAGTCGTGGAAGTCGGATTGCTCACGCCTTCATATGCTGCGGTGTTGTCGCCGAACACGGTGGCAATCTTGCCTGCAACGATAGCAGCGGTGTCGCCGTTCGTCAGGGCAATCGTTTCGCCGTACAGCGGGATGTTGAAGCTGGCGTTACCAACCGTGTTGATGACCGAAGTCGCGCTGATGCCGTTCTGGCTGACTTGAGCGATCTTGGTACGTGCAACCGGGACCGCGAAGATCACTTGAACGCTTGCGCCGTTCGCGCTGATGCTTGCGTACGTGCTCGGAACTGCTGCGAGAGCCGTAGCAACCTTACCGGCAACGATAGCTGCTGTATCACCAACCACAACCGTAACCGGATTGCCGTCAACCGTCACCGTGGTGCCAGTCGCTTGACCCGTGAACGTCAGGGTTTCGATTTGCTTCACGCCACCGGTAGCCGTGCCGCTGATCGTCAGCGTTTGCGTTTGCGGAGTACCGCCGTCAGCCGTGCCCGAAACATACAGCTTTTCGGTTTGCACTTGAGCGCCTGCGCCTGTCCACTGACCCGAACCGTCAACCACTGCAACAGCGAATTCGCCGGCAATCGGGGAGTACTGGAAGCTGCCTGCGAATTCCCACGCGGCGAACGAGTTGGAATCAGCAACCGAGATTGCGAGACCATTGCCCAGAGCACCAGGGTACTTCGCGAGGAAGTCGATACCAGCCAGATCAACCACATCCAGATCGTCGGAGTTCTTGACGAGCACAGGCGTTTGTTGACCGTTCACAGCGTTCTTGGCCAAAGGACCGACGCCGCGATTGATGTACATCGACGGGGCATAGGACAAGAAGTCAGCTGCGACCAAGAAGTCCAGATAGTTCGCATTCGTTGGCGGTGAAAAGACGCTCGCCAGTTCCGTCTCGCCGTTCGTGATCTGATACGGCTTGTCGACTGGACCCCAGTTGAACGTCCCAGCCAGCGCTGCGATGTTGTTCGAGATTTCAGTTGCTTGACCAACTGTGTCAATCTCTTGCACCGAAACGGCAGGAGAAATGAAAAATGTCATTATATTTCCTCTAAAAAGTTCACATGGATCATCTTCGTATATTTCTATTTAGCGGATTGGAGGTTTATGACATGAACCAGCTGGCCATGCCTGACGCGGAGCCTTCGGTGACCTTGATACGTTCACCGTTCACCAACGCCATTTCCTCAGCCGCCCGAACGACAAATCCAAACGGGAGAAGCTGTTCCATCATCTGTTCTTTGTTTGACTCATACAAGGTCCGGCCAATGTCGCCGTCTGTGAAATCCTTGAAGAAGTCTTGCTTGATAAACCAAGAGAACAGTACCAAAGTCATCACGCAATCGTCGTGGCAATCCTCGTCCGCTTCGTATGACTTGCCTTTCTGGATGAAGGTGCCAAGTTCTTCAATTGTGTCGAAGTCGTTGACCTCCAGCATCTGATTTTCCAACAGGGTCTTCAGGTTCGCACAACCAATTCCTTTCACCTTCGGAGTCGTCTTGACTCCGGGGGTCGTGCGCCGCGAACCACCCGCGCGTGAACCCATACCCTTTGCATCGGGCTGCGTCATCACTGTGTTCTCATACTCCAACTCATAATACAAGATGTAGGAGCACTGACCACCCACGTCGTTATTGGCCTCAACCAATATCGGACACCCAAAATACTGGTATCCCAAAGCTGCTACCGTGTGCGGGAACAACAGGGGAGAGACATAGTTGTTCCTGTATTTAGCCGCGACCTTGTAAGGAGTTTCTGTAAC